CTTAGATATCAATGAAGACTCGCTAATCTCACAAGCTAGTAGTGGACAGTCAAAAGTAGTAGTATACTTATAGTCCATTAGTCCTCTTTTGTCGGCTTTTTAAAATCTCCTAAAGAAGGCTTCTCAGATAAACCAAACTTTTCAGTTAAATTAATTAAGACTTCAGCATAGCTCATTTTAGGCTTAATCTTCTTTTTATCCTTGTCCTTATCTTTATGCATACTCTTAGACTCTTTCTTATCTTTGCGGAGCAACTCAAAATCTTCTTTTGAAATCTTACCGTCCTTGTTTTTGTCAAGAGCGCCTTTTTGCTTAGGACTCATTTCTGCTTTAGCTTTCTTTTTATCACCGTAGTGCCCAGCTTTTGCTGGCTTGCCTTCATGCTTCCCGTCTTTAAGCATCTCACCTTCAGCTTTCTTTTTTTTCATATACATGTAACCCTCAGAGTTTTTCTCTTTCATCTCTTTGTCATCATGCATATCCATACTTTCTGATTTATCCTTCATTTTAAGCACTTCTTTATGCTTACGCATGAAAGCCTCATGGTTAGGACCAGCCATGTATAATGTCTCCCCCTTCTCGCCTTTATGAGAGTGGACACCTTTTAAACCCATTTTCTCAGCATCCTTCATAGCCTCCTCCTTACTTTTAAAGTAATGTTTGCTGATATCAGGAGCACCTTTCGATTCTTCTTTTTTCTTATCTCCGTAATGCATCGCTCCTGCGACATCTACTTCGATTCCGTCTTTGGTGTATTTAATATGGTTATTCATCACTATGATATAAGATTGCTGCTGGATATGTGTCCAACGTATGTTGAGCAGAGATATCTAAAACTTCTTTTAAAGTATTTAAATTCTCTATTTCGTTAAAATCTTTTACACAGGATTCTAAGGTTTGGCCCCAATATTCTTTATCTTGAGCGCACACTATAGATTCACACAAATTATTTAACATATTCTCTTGCGAATCATTTAATTTTTCAACTCCCAGCTTTTCCATCATTTTAGCTTTAGAGTCGTTTACAAAACCCTCTATATCATAGATTGTTTTTTGTATGCTAGCCCTAGAATACTGTGCATTTACAATAGGGATGTCTGTAGTGCCTTCTGGCCTACCAGCTTGTTTTCTAGGACCATTTGGTTTTTTGTCAGGAGAATATACAGGCACACCCCCTACAATTGGGTTGTAATAACCTTTTTCTCTATCTTCCAAGAAGTCTTGTTGTTCTGGCTTCAACTGATCTGGCTCTGGGAATTTACCATTATGGAACATTTCCATTCCTTGCTTTGGAGTAATGATTCCAAGCTCCATAAGTCTTGTTGACGCCCTCATGAGTTGGACCTCATCTCTCATGTCTATATCTTTCATTCTAGCTTGAGGCCAAGATCTAAAACCAAGGTTTCTAGCTATTCTTTTAATTTCCTTGTTCAAGAAATCATTTAAAAATCCGTATCTTGATTCTTGTAATCGATCAATAAATATTTGTGCTTTAACTTGTGTGGAATTAAACTTTTCTTCTCCAACAACAATGTTTTGTAGACCTTGACGTATATCTTCATTCAAAATTTCATACTTAGCTGGACCTAATACTAAATTCAGTTCTGGTATGATAAACTCAGCTTTTGTTGTATAATCTGAAACTAATACACGACCGACACTTTCATTTTTAAATAAATTCTGCATGGCAGCCATGTTATTAGGATTGACTCCACCTTTTTCTGGATCAGCCCCCATAGTGATAAGAAGAATTACATTCTCCACAGTTCTCGTTATAGCTTGATCCATTTTCTTCAATTCAAGCTTTGCGTTAATATCTTCAAGGACTGGGAAACCAAAAGGTATAGCGAAAGGTTCGTAATCTTGTTTTTTATAAAAAGAATAAGATAATCTATTAGGATCTAAATCTATGCTCACTCCTTTATGAGAATAAGACCTCTCGTTTATATTTGTTTTAACCTCTGGGTCTAACGCATCAAAAATAGCTTGGTCTTCTTCTGTTTGCGGGTTAGCTAAACGAGCTAACTCATAATCAGACAGGACTTTTTGATATGTCCCGCTATAGGTAAATGTGCTTGCTCTTTTAGCCACCACATCATAAGGATTTAATAATATATACCTTAAAGGTATTTTATTAGCACCTGCATTAATAGAACCTACTTGATTTATTATTTTAGCATAATCTTCGGCTTTGAATTTGCCATCTATCCTATATAAAAATACATTTCCACTTCTATAATATTCTCTGAAGTATTGATCTTTGAGACCAATAATATTTACTCGCTTGAACCACTCCTCGAAAAACTCTCGGCTTTTCTTGGTCCCTCCTTCTAGATAAATATCTGTGTTAGTGAATTCAGACATAATATCTATAGCGTTGCGAAACACAGCTACATTAGCATAAGCCTTTTGACACAACTCAATAGCGTCTCTAGCAGTCACACCATCTGAAGCATACTCATAAGGTAACATCCCTATTGCGATACTTCTGAACCTATCAATTGGGTTTTTTTGAGATACCCTATTGGTTCTAGTTCCTGTAAAATTGCTAGTGGACTGGACTTGCCTTCTAGCCTCCGACACAGCACTGTAAGAAGCGTCTGATGTGTAAAAGGGTTCGCCTAACAACTCAGGCTCAAATTCTTCTTGTGGGGGCCTAGAAGGATGTTCATTGCTGTTAAACTTCTTCCAATACTCGGAACGCTTGGTGTATTTTCGTTTAGACATGAGATGTAATCTATATTACACCCCAAAGTTAACTTTCAACTTTCAAAAGTTAAGAAATAAACATTGGCGTAAATGTAGACTGAACATTCTGTATATCTTCAGAGTTCATGTCATAATAAACATTCATAAACCAGTTCCCTAATACTAAAGCAGAATAGGAGTCTTTTCTCGCTTTGTCTGCACCTTTTTGTTTTCTGAGGCTAATAGGTAAATCAAAACTTTGCGTTCCTTGAACGGATGTGGTAATTTGTATCAAAGCACATTGAACCTTAATAAGATCCATCATATCTTTCTGGTGTTCTACAAAATCAATCATTCTGGCACCCACCCCTCCTTTTTCATTAGGGTCGTTCCTAAGAAATTTTAAATCTTTTATCGGGACTCTAGATTTGCGTTGGATATTGTAATCATCATTCATAGCCGAACCAGCGAAGAATATCTTCTTGTGATCAAACGCTGACTGTAAAGACTCATTAGCAAACCTAATCCATGCCGATGTAGGCTTTCTAAGAAAAACAATATTCTTTTGTGATAGATTATATTGATTTTTTAATCTTCGTAGATTTTTATCAT